CTGAATTTCTTTCAGTATGTGATAATCAACCCTATAGTTGTAATATGGCAGATTTAGACAGTAAAGGAAATGTTTTCGTTAGACCTGAAATTTGTTTACTAGATTGCAATGATCCAGGAATGAATCTCGAAGTTTTACTGAACAATCCTGCTGCTGCCAGGAGACGTATTTTATATGTCCATCCTGAAGTAAAACCAGAATATAAATTATCAGGCACTTGCCGTTTAGATGTAGCTAAATCTTTAGCTTCACAAGAATTACCTCTTGACAGATGGTTATTCGATGTCTATTCAGAAGAACCTGTCACGATCAAAGAGAGTTCCAAAATACACCACCTTCGTAGTGGTGATATTTTTGCTCTCACTGATGTTTTAAAAGAACTCTTTAAGAATCATATCTCTGCACAAGAGAAGAGACTTAATCTCGGTGAATCTATAGACATCAATGATTACTGCAAAGTACTCACAGAAAGTGCTACAATAGAGCCATTGCGTGAAAGCGACCCTATTTTCATTGAAGAAGAACCTGTCGAAACCTTTCACTTAATTGGTCCTATTTTTCAAGAAATTAGCATGGCATTTGCTATTCTTTTAGGATATAATTTGATGTATATATTATGGACTCTGTCTCTAATATTTATATATGTTATTCCAAATTCACTCTTACTTAAAATTTCTGCTATTCGTAGCGCAAATTGTAAGCGTGCTTATTACACTGATTGTATAGAAAGACAGTGGATATTTTTTATGTCTACTTTAGGCTATAAGACTGAACCTATTAAATTAGTTAAACCCAGTTATAATACTGGAAAATATATTGCTGCCTTCTCAGCACTTTTGCTTTGTTTTAAATTTTTAAAGACGAGCAAAGCATTTACTGAGGGTGCAGTAATTTCTTCATCAAAGAGTCGCTCAGAAGAGGAAGTTGACGAGTTTATTCAACAACTTGAGAAAACTTCTGAATGTACTCTTCCAGAACCACGCAAAAAGCGTGGTAATGGTATGGATTGGGATGCAACTACAAAGGATCGTCCCATTCCAGAGGTTATAGGTCATGAGACCTTATTTAACCTTCCCGAAGAAATTCGTACCGTAGTACTTAAAAATAAAAGATTTTTACGTATTTTCGGTGAAAAACAAATTATTACCCAATGTTTTGGTATTTGTAAAGATTATGTTCTAGTTAATAGGCATTCTTTTGGCAAACCAGGTTCTGCTGATAACTGGACTGTTGAAGTTCAATTAAAAGAAGATCTCGCTACATCGAAAATTAAGGTTACTCTTGATGATAATGAGATGCAGCAAGTAGAAGGTGATGTTTGGCTAGTTAGATTACGAGGTTGTAAGTTTAGAGATATTACATCTTTTATTTCTCCAATTTCTGTGATGTATCCACCCTATGGTGGAAAAGGTCACATTGGAGATCACGATACAGTCCTCAAAAATGTTGCCCCTCTAGTTGCTCAAAACTCAGAGGTTGGCCCCATTCAAGTTCAGAGACCACTCAAATATGATTGGCCTGAACATGAAACTGGACAATGTGGCACACCAATTTTTGGTTCATGTGGCTTAGGATATGCAGTTGTTGCTCTCCATATAGCCGGCTCAGTTCATTCTGAAGCTTATGGACAAACGATTGAGCTTACTTCTATTAATAGAGCATTAGATGCTCTTGAGAAGTCCACAGCAACTCTCACTATTAATTCTCAAGGTAAAGTTAGACTTAATACTAAATTTACTGGAATTGAGGAAGTAAGTGAAAGATCCCCTTTAAGATTTGAAGATGTTTCTTCGCTTAGTGTCTATGGGAAAATTAAAGGTTATACACCTTTAAGACCAGGAAAGTCAAAATTGGAGAGAACCCAATTCATTGACGTAGCCGAGTTACTCACTGGAGTAAGCCCATATAACGAAGCTGGTGAAGAAAAATTTTTGCCACCACCAATGCGGTCTAAGATCGTAGATGGCGAATACAAAGCACCCTATAATAATTTTGTTAAAAATTGTGGGGTTGTAAAAGAAACTTTAAATCCAAAAATTCTTAAACTAACTGTTGATACTATTTTTCGACACATTGTTAAAGAATTGAAGAAAAAGGGTGTGAAGAGTTTAAAACCTATTCCCTTATCTGTTGCTCAAAATGGATTTCCTGAAGATTTCTATATGCGAGCTATGAAACCTTCCACTAGTGGAGGATTTACATGGCCCGGTGCAAAGAAAAAATATAGTGCTCCAACTGAACTTCCTTTTAAAAAGGACAGTTACATGCCAGTTTATGATGTTAAAGAACAAGTTATGGAACAAATTTCAGCTTATCTAAAAGATGAAGATGCAATTCCTTTGCTTGGTGCTCAACTTAAAGATGAGCCTAGATCACTGAAGAAAGTGAGAGATGCGAAAACGAGAGTTTTTTGTATGAGTCCATATGAATCGACACTTGTTAATCGCATGTACCTCATGCCTTTTTATTCTTTAATGGTAGAACATGGTGATGTATTTCACACTGCTATTGGAATTAATATGCATTCAGATGATGTTGATAAGTTTCTGAAAGAACTTCTTGAATTTGCTAAAAAATTTATGGAAGGAGATTATAGAGGTTTCGATACTTCTATGCCTTACGACATAGGTTTAGCGGCAAATACAATTATCTATTTAACATTAGAGTTTTTTGGATATAATGCAGAAGCTCTTCAAATTGCTAAAGGAGCGTTAAGTGATAATTTACACCCCACAGTGGTACTGGAAGGTGATTTATTTTCGGCTCCGTCTCTGCAACCAAGTGGTAAATATGCCACTGCAGAAGATAATTCTTTGAGAGGTTTAGTTATGTTAGTCTATTCTTTTATTGATATGTGCACAGCGCATGGAGGTAAAATGCAATTAACAGTCAAATTTAAACCTGATGATTTTTGGTTATATATTAGAGGTCAGATTTATGGTGATGATTTGTTAGCGGCCGTTAAGCTTGAAGCTCAACCGTATTTTAACAATCAAACATATCAAAATTTCTGTAAAGAAATTTATGGTCTTGATTTTACTAATGCTTTAAAAACTGATACCATGGAAAAGTTCCTAACTCTGGATCAAATATCTTTTTTGAAGAGAAAATTTGTATTTCGTAAGGATCTTCAGAAATGGGTGGCTCCATTAGATAAGGAGTCCATCATGAAGAGTATCTGTTATGTTTTACCTTCAAAAGTTGTCTCAAGAGACGAACAAATGATAGATAGCTGTACTTCAGCTTTGCGTGAATTGTTTTTCCATTTAGGGAAGGATGATTACGCTATTACAAGAGCAGATTTTGCTCTTGCTTGTGCGTTGGTACAAGCCACACAGACTGCATGGCATACCAGCAAAGCAGCAGCAGCAGCAGCAGAATGCAGGCAGTAAGTCAACTGAGAGAGACAGACAGGCTAAG